TTCAACTCCGTTAGCACTTTTATAAGTCTTTTTTCCTAAAACTTCTTCGTCGATATTGATAGCAGAATTTTCTTCTATATCATAAATCCTTATTAATCCGCTTGTATCGATTGCATTTTTACTAACGTAATATAGTCTATCTGGAGCATTTAACGGGACTGTAAATTCAATAGTGCCTTTTTCTACATATACAACTGATAATACTTCGCCTTCTTCTCCGTACTTTGTAATACCATCAGGATAAAGTGTGCTTACATTTTCATCAGCATCAAACGTTACAGAACCGCTACTAGGTAAAACAATGTACTCTCCTTGATCGTAATTATTACCGTACAATTGCCCATCAAATTGGCCATCAGCACGTAATCCTTCTGATCCAGCTGTAAGCACAGCAGTACCAGGGGTAAATGTTCTTGAGATGCTGAAAGCAATTGGATGACCTGGTGTATCAATTTCAAATCTATACGTTTGGCCTTTATAAAGTTTTATTGTAGGATTTACAGTTAACCCATCGTTGAATACATAAGCAATATTATCTGTTTGATCTGATGTAGTAACTGTATACGTGCTTACTATCTCTTTGCTTTGTCCTCTAACCGGTACTGTTGTAGGTCCATTAGGTAGCCAATAATATTCTCTAAAATTAACAAACTTGTCATAATCAATATTAGGATTCCACGCATACGTTTCCTGATTGTTTAACCTACTATGGTTTTTATTGTTAGATCCAAAAACTCCTAGCTGATTTACATAATCATTATAATCTTTATAAAAAGTAACATTGTCAAAGTTATCTTTAATAACTGTAGCAGGTTCTAATTGATAGTTAGTTCTATCATTACTAATATCACCAATGTAATTGTCAGTTGGAGTAAACGCTTTAGCAGTATTTCTGCCTATGTACCCGCTTACTTTCTCTGCGACACCCGGTGTAATAAGTTGATCTAACGTACCTTGTAAGAATTTTCTATTAGCTTCAGTCCTAAAAAACTTTGGAAGGAAATCTGTACTAATTTTTTTTACTTTGCCATCTGCTGGCAGTGGGCTTTCATTTTGGTTGTCATCGTATGCCATTAGTAGCTGTAGCCTCCACCGCTTGATCCGCTTGATCCTGAACTACTGCTTGATCCGCTACTAGAGCTTGATCCGCTACTAGAGCTTGATCCGCTGCTAGAGCTTGATGAACTAGGACTAGAAGTCGTTGTAGAAACACTATTAGTATTAGTAGCAGTTGCACTAGATGCACTACTAACAATACTTGCACTAGCATCTGCACTGTTAATACTTGTAATTACAGTTCCGCTTGCCTGTATTTCTTTAGCAGTAATTTCTGAAATCGTTTCAATATCTCCAACAGTAGCCGAGCTAATAAAAATTTCGTCTGGTTCAGATTTTATTTCAAATAAACTTCCAAATTTTGAAGTAGACTGATTTGGTACTATAAGCACTGAAACTAATCTTGGAGACAACTGGTTCATTATATATGCACTAAGTTCTTGAAAATAAAATGTTTCACCAAAATCCCAGTTTTCTATTGCAAAAAACCTATTAATTGATTCGACAATGTTTGATTTTAGTTCATTATCATTTATAACTAAATCACGATTTTTAACTATTTTAAATTTCACTTGCAAATCTGGTGATGCTTTTGATCCAAATAATACTTTATATTTTGCAGGATAATATATTACTTCGTCACTTATACTTTTAATTTTATCAATAGCAGATCCATAAAGCCTAAATAACTCATCATTACTTTGTGGCCTAGGTTCTACATCTATTTCGTCAACAATAAATCTTCTTACTTCATTGTCATAGCTTTTTGTAAGTAAATATGTGTCAATAATATTACTAGCACTAGGATCTATTCTATAACTACTATCTGCAACATGCACATAATGAAACTTTAATTCACCTCTGCCAGCATATGCTCTATAGTCTGAAGTTAAAACTGTATTGTTTAATAATTTATTAAGCCTTTTAAATACTTTTTCGTCTTCTAAATAAAATACTTGCCCATCTGTTCTAGAGCTATATGGTGCTATTGCAGATTCGTTTGTAACAATAACAATTTCATTATTAGTATTTGCAAAATATTTAAAATCTTCTACTCCATCAGATGTTTTATAACTTTTTTGGAAAATTAATCTTTCAGATATAGGAATACTACTATTATTTTGATTTACTATTTGCTCAAAAATTTCCGGATCATCTACTATACCATCATCGTCTAGATCAATAAATTGAACTTCTATTTTTCTAGAGTCAACATATCCATCTGAGTCTCTAAAAGCACCCGAAACAGTCCATGTAAAATCGTTATTGAACGGCGAAGAACTACCCGGAGCATTATTAATATTAAGTATATCAATTTTATCTCTAACAATTTCTCCTGTAGCAGGATTATAAACTTTATCTATACCATCAAAATAGAATCTAACTTCATCTGCACTTTCAATAATATATCTTAAATTTCTATATGTTATAGTATATGTTTCGCCATCAGTTTTAAAATATAATAACCAACTTGAATCTAAATTCTGTGCTGTGTTATCTCCTGTTTTGCCTGTAGTAAACTCTTGAGAAACATTTAAATTTTCTGAAGTAATAATTTTCCATTGTCTGTCAGTTAAATCATATCTTAAACCAAAATCTTTGTAAGCAAATGCTTGATCAATTAATTGGACTTTCACAGCATCTGTAAGAACTCTTGAAAAATTAGGAACAATTTGATTTAACACAGCAGTTGTTGGAATAACTTCATTAAATCTAATTGGACCATTAGTAGTAGTGTTGTCAACTACTGTACCATTTCCATCAACTGTTATTACTTTAGCCCATTTATAAGTTTTACTACCTAAATAATTTGCTTCGCCTGAACCTAAAGTACCGTCTGGTCTAAAATGAAATCCGGAAGGTGCAATAAATCTACACATAGTTCCTGGTTCAATATAACGTAAACTATTAGCAGTGAAGCTACCGACCATATATGGAGTTTGAGTTGCATCTAAAAATCTTCCAGTTGACTCTGTTTTAAATGTTGTTGATTGTGACCAACTTGCATTTAGATCAGATACAAGTGTTTTAGGAAATTGATCAAGATAGAAGTTTTTCATGTAGGCCGAGTTTAGTATACCTTCTACAGTATTATTAATTACACCTTCTATATCACTTTGAGTAGTAAATGTAAATTCTTTTTTTAGTTGAAAAATTTCGTTGTATAATACACCGTCATCTGCAAATAAACTAGTATTGCTATATTTGCCCGAAACGTCTTTAAGATCAAAATACCTACTAATACCACTACTAATTCTATTTGTACTTTTTGTTTTAATAATTTCTTGGCTTATTGCAAGCGGACCTATATTATAATCTTCCCCAGTAATTAGTCTATTTTGTGTGTAATAAGTTGCAGGAGCATTTGCTTTAATTTCCTCGCTACTTTCAGACGCAGTTCCATTTGTTACTGTATAGTTAAGTTTAAATCCTAATGATAAAACTTCTATATTACCACTTCTACTTTGATATTCTATATCAATGTTAACATTTCCAATAGCGCCTGGATTAATTACACTAGCAGAATTTGCACTAGTTCTATAGTAAGTTCTAAAATTACCCGAAGGTAAATTTCCAAATAACCCATCTGAGAAAACTAAATTTATTCTATCTCCTATTCTAGTGGTTACAGCATAGACATTTTTTATACCTTCAAATAAATTATTGTAAATTACATTGTTGCCCTCAACCGAATCAACTTTTGTCCAAAAATCTGTTTCGAATCCGTTGCTGTCTATATTATAAAGCCAAACATCTGAATCATTAATGTTTGCTACGTCTACTGCAACAGATTGATTTGGTACAGGATTATTTACTGAAAAGTCGGAACTTGATAATTTACCCTGTTTGAACATCATAAAGAATCCAGTGTTTGAGCTTCCTGCGCCCTGTCCGTCATCTCTAAACAAAAAAGCAGGGCTTGTACCAGGAATTGGAGGTTCTTCTACTAAATTTTCTCCGGAAATTCCAGCACTTACAACTTCATATCTTGTTGTAACACCTTCTACTTTTTTAGAAAAAGGAAAAACTGCACTAGTTGTATTAGTTGCGTTTATCCTATATTGTTGAGTAATTACATTTGCAATTGATGCACTCTTTAATGGATTTCCTATTTGATTAGTTACAGGCAATGATGAGTTTAAAATCTTAACCATTTGTTCAAAATAGTTTGAGTTAGCCTGATCATTCCATTTAATTACGACATTTGCTAAATTTTGTCCTGTACTATCTATAATAGGTTCTGTAGTTTTGATAGTATTAAGCTTTAGTATTCCGTTTGCAGCTTGATTACGTCGAGGATTATAAGACAGCATTCTAGCTAATCTCAATACACTTTCTCTACGTTCAGCTGTTTCTAAGAAATTTTCTCTTGCATTTAAATCTATTCTAAAACTTAAATTTTGTCCGAGGAATGCAATCATATCTATAAGTGCAAGATATTCTGAAGACTCAATATAATCATTAAAATCTTCAGGATAGTTTTGTCGCAGATAGTTAATCATCGTCCTGCGAAGATTATCAAAATCGTAACTTGCAAAATCAGCGTTACGAAACGATTGGTAAATTCTTTTCCAGTCCTCAGATACTAACAATCTTGACTGTCTATCAGTTGCAGACATTTAGCTTTCCTCTATTACTATGATATTTATCTGTTACAGATAAGTGCGTAGTTAATTCTCTACAGAAGACCATTTTTTTGATCAAACTTAAAACGTAAATTTTCTGAAATACTATAAGGAAGGAAAGTAAGTGTGCAGTCTACAGTTATTCCCTGTTCATATGTATCTACTACTATTTCTTCTACACTTATTCGACTATCATAATTTACTATGTCAGTTACATTTTGTACAATTGCTTCTTGTAAATCAATAGTAAAAGGCTCATATAATAGATCCCAAATAATTGTACCGAACTTTGGATCAGTAAGTTTTTCTCCTTGTCGTATATGAAAATGATTAATTAGATCTTGCTTTATAATATCAAAGTCATACTTAGAGAATCCAGTACTCTTTCCACCTACTGTAGAAAACCCTCTATAAGTTCTACTACTTTTAGCAGACTGTTGCTGTTCACTTACTGTAACTCTTTTAATTAAGTTTTTTTCTAATTCACTCATATTGTATTTACCCGACAGTTCCTTCTACAGGAAGTACTACAGTACCTGATCCTGATTGGGTAGGCGTACCGCCTCCGCCTAATTCTTGTTTTAAACTTGACAATGCATCTAATTTTTCATTATTGAATCTTTTTACAACACTTCTTCTTACTTCATTAGTACTTTTACCAAAGTGTGCCATTCCATTATCTCTTGCTCTTTCATTATAAACAGCAACAATTAATGCATCATCTGCAGGATTATTATTGCCGCATGCTTTTAACGCATTTTTAAATACTCTATTACATCCACCTGCGCCATGCTGAATTGCTGTTGACCACAATACGTCTTGCAATGTTTTAGATCTAGTTCTTACGTCTATTCCAGTGCTCCTTGTCACTTTATCAGCAGCTGGTACAAAATATTGCACTACAGCATATTGATGCTGATCTTCAGCTCCTGCACCTGACATAATTGTTTTCCAAGATTGTTTAAATGAATCTGATCCTAATTTAGCTAAAGAATGTCCGCCTGCATCAACAAGTTGCTGATGAGTTTCAGGTGCTTTACGTTTTGTGTAATCCATGAATCCTTTGAATCCGCCAGTCTTTGTTGCGAGTTGATAAGTTCCATAACTCCAACCTCCAGTAGTATCATATCCTATTGCTGTAGGATCTCCCCTTGATTCATATCTTTCGCTTAGTTTTCCTAGTTCACCAGTAAAGCCAAAAGTTGGTCCATACTCATCTACCGGAGTTTGTCCTGTTCCTGTAGCCGAGCCTCCTCCATGGTTTTCGTGTCCTGTATCAATGTTGCCTCCTGAATTAGCAACTACTCCACTTCTTCTTCTGCCTCCTTTTCCTTTCAAAAAGGTATCAGGAGTAAGTATTCGATCAGCAGTTGCAAGAGCTCCTGGATTTTCTCTATCAGTTTGTGCTTTCTTATATGCTTGCGGATCTAAATTTTCATGATGTGGCCACGGTTCATGTTGAGGTGCTCTAGGCACAATACTATCATATACCACTGGTTTTGTTGAACCTGGAAATACAAATGGTAAAAGAATAGTTTCTAACTCTATTGCATCTGTTGCCTTTTCAGCACTGCTAGCTCTAGGACCGTTCATATGTATAAATTTAGCTGTTTCTCTATGCTCTTTTCCAGAAAGTATATTAGTAGATCCGCCAGCAGTTAATTTTGTATCCTGTCCGGTGTTTACATTTAAAAATTTTCCTGTAGAAATATATTGATTGCCAACAACACCGTTATGAGAATTATTATTAACAGTAACTTTGCTGTCTCTTCCAACAACTAGATTATAATCATGTTGTGCTTCAAACTGTATTCTCCCGCTGTCTAATCCTTTAGCGTCAATTGGCGTTCCTTTGCTATATCGAGCAGAGGCTTTTATGTTAACATTTCTTCCAGCTTCCATGTTTATATCTCGTTCAGCTGTAATGTTAAAATCTGCGTCTGTCATGATACTTACACTATCTTGTGCATGAATATCAATTTTTCCATCACTAGACATTTCTATCCAAGTAGTGCCTCTTGCATTACCAATATAAATTAAATCTTCTGAATTGTGCATTAACAGTTGATGGCCAGTTCGTGTTCTTAACCTTAAAAGTTCATTTTGTGGAATTGACTGTTTTCCGCCTGATTCTCTATCAATCTTATTAACATATAATGGAGGACCATCTTCAGGATGTGTTTTTCTAATAAAACTTCCATCGCCGTCATCCATAACTAAACTTGAACCGCCTAGTCTATTATAGGGAATATCAACTTTATCTTCAGCAGGTCCTACTGAAACTTTAGGAGATCCATCTCTTTTATCAAGTGGCCCTGGTGTATTAAACCCGAAAACCATACTAGGAGTTTCTCTTCTAGCACTCGAAGTAGTTGTGCCTCTTACCTCATCAAATAATAGTCCTTGTGTTTCTAATACTTCAGTAAAATCTTTATTGTAAGGTTTAGAAAATAGTGTAGGATCTATTTTACTTCCATCTTCAAAAGCTTTATTATATTCTCCTACTGGTAATTTTGATCCTTTTATGCCATCCGGTGTTAAAGCTGTAGTAATTTCAGTACTTGCTCTACCGTCCGGAACCATAAAGTTCATATAATCGTCTGGAACACAACCTATCCAATAACCTAAGTTTAAGTTGCCTTCAACAAATATAACTAATACTCTAGTTCCTATATCAGGCGGAACCATCCACATACCATAACTTTTTTGGGTATGTTGATAGCCATCGTTTGCTGTTAATCCTGCTCCTGGTGTTACACCGTAAAACGGGCTAAGATATCTAACTTGTACTAATTGTCCAGCAGATTCAGGAGTATTACCAGAACCTGTATATTTTACAAGCTCAACTTCTAATCCTCCCATAAATCTTCGATCTAAATGATTAACAACTATAGCTTCGTATGGACCTACGTCATATACTTTATTAGCTGTTACTTTAGAACGTTTATAATTTCCCGAAGTACTACTCATTTTTTTCCTTTAGTCAATAATAATTAGTCACACGGGTCTTTTTCATCACCTACTACTGGTGATACGCTAGATGTGTTACTTGTTGACTCTGACCCTTCAACTGTAGTTGTTGTATTTCCTTTTAACGTATGTTCGCCTTTGCCGCCTCCAATGCCGCCTGCTAAACCTACTCTTATTTTTTTACCTGTTTCAAAATCATATCTATCATCATATAATGCTGGAGGGAAATATTTGTAAACTCCAGCAACATTAGATAATGGAACAAAATCTTGACTTACTACTGTAGGTGCTGTTGTGCCTTGTGATCTTGCAAAAAGTTCATTACTTAAAGGTTTCTTTTTAGCCGCAACTATCAAATCTTCTTCTGTAAATGGAGTGCCTGAAATTGCGGAAAGTGCTCCGTCTCTTTTAGATTTTGCTTCATCTACATATTGTTGATTAATATTAAAATCTGTAGGACTTAAATTAGTAGGCGGTCTTACTTTATTTGCTGTTGTTAAATATGATCTGTATTGTTCTACTGCTGATGGCGGTATAACGTCATCTGTAGTTTCTACAGCAAAAACTTGATCTTTATATACCATTCCTGAAGGAATAATTGTTTGGTACTTGTTAGTTCCCGGAGTCACAAATCTATCAGGATTAGTATTTGTATCAGTACCAACTGAAGGTGATTCCTGTACATCATAATCGTCTAAAGTATCTGGATCATCTATATGATAAGAAAAAGGTCCCATTATACGCTAACTCCTTTTTTAGCTTCTGTTAAAATATCTACTGTAGTAGCTACAGCGGCAGTAATATCTGAATTTTGTACTGAAGATTGAAGTGCGGACGCTAATTGTTCTGTCTTGTCTTCAATATTAGGAGGTATAAATTGTTCAAAAGATTGTTCTAGTTGGGCTGCTAAATCTGCGCCAGCGATTGCAACTTTACCTTCAGCAGAAGTTAAGTCAACACTTACTTGGCCAAATGCTGGTACTGCTGATACTAGTGCATTTGTAACTGCGGCTGCTTGATCTAATCCAAAAGATCCTGAGCCAAGGGCGCCTGTCAACCCACTAAGTGCATTAGATGCACTTGCGCCAGCTGATGCTATAGAATTAAATGCAGTAGATGCACTTTCGAATGAACTTTGTGCTGAGTTTACTAGTCCTGAAGCTTGATTAGCAATTGAAGATAGTTTACCTACATTCATACCTGCGTTTGATGCTTGAGCTAATAAGTTACTTGCTTGATTTATAACGCTATTGACGCTAGAAAAGGCATTGCCTATATCTTGCAAGGTGTCATTAACCATACTAGCATTTGGAACATTTGCTGTTGAATAGCCCAGCGGAAGATCTCCTACTTTTAATCCTCCTGTTACGTTTTCTGTTGCCAATGTTCTATCTTGTCCTGGAATACGCACTAATCTAAGATCTTGTGTAAATTGGCCTTTATTGAATAAGTTTGAAACCGTAACAACACCATATAACCCGCTAAACTGAGGCACTAGTGCAGGCATCTCAACAAGAGAACCACCGTCTTCGTAGTCAAATGGTGATCTAAAATTAACTACAACAAAAACTTCTCCTTCAGTATAAGTCATTGTACCTACTTCAGTAGTACTAGGTGATGACCCCGATCTTGCAGGGTGGAAATTTCCTATCTCTTGCGGTAAGAAAAAAGGATCTCCCCAAATTGACAGCTCAGCTGTAACTAAGTCTGTTGGAGTGTTAAGTAAAATATCGTGAAAATTTTCTGCAACTTGTCTACGAATATCTTTATCTCTAGTGCCCATAGATACACTAGGATTTCCTACTTCTTTAGTACCTGCTGTAGCTTCAACATTTTCCTTAGCAGGTTGGTTTGGGTTATCTACTGCTTTTCCGCCTTGTTCTTGTGAAGATGTTACAAGCTGATTTCCTGTTGCTGTAGCTTTGCCGCCTGCATTGTTACCATAATTTGCCGACACTGTTCTCATAAAAGCAGTATTTAGATTTATATCAAAATTTAAAACATCTTCATTTTTACCTGTATACAGATAATTGTATTCTTTAGCAGCAGAGCTCATCAATCCCTTAATATTTTTTGGCGTCTGACTGTTTGTTGTAGCCTTTGCTCCGCTAGTTTTGTATGGCATAATAGAATATACAACTACTACTGGAGGACGTCCCATGTCATTTTCAGTGTCTTTATTTTCTTCTAAATATACCTGCGAATCAATCATAAACCATGTACGCAATCCATTTTCATCTTCTTCTTTACTTGCATTTTCTTTACAATATTCAGTGGTCAACAATACTTTTTCTATACAAGTAGTGATAGCTTCGCCTTTATTAAATTCATAACTTCTCGAAAATTCTCCTGGAGTTAGAGCCGCTGCATTTTTATCAACTAATCCAGGTGTTACTTCTTCACCTCCACAAGGGTCATCCTTAGCTTCTTGTCTTTGTGCATCAGCGCCAGCATCTAATTCATCTGCTTGATAAGAACCATTCATTGACGGAGCATCTTGATTGCCGCCTTGTGATGAATCCTCAAGCAGTGCCGATAATCCAATTTCATTCATGCTAGATACATCTTCTGCAAAAGCCTGTAATGTTTCAAACAAAGAAGTAACAGGTTTTATTTGAATTAGTTTTGATGTAAGATTCTGAAGATTAAAATTTTCAGTTTGTGCTATTTCGTCAGCTGTCTCTTGTGTACCTCTTTGTTCTACAAATGTTTGTGCTGCATCTGGTTCTTCTGTTTGTTGCAGACCAGACTGTAAAAAGTTTTTTATAGAATCTTTGGATTTAGGAAAACATATAATAAACCTATCATATCCTGGAATAATCTCAGCATCTTCCATTTTTTCAATACGCTTGTTTAGTCCAGCTGCTAGTGATTTATCGCCATTTTGTAAAACGGTATGTGCTAGTGTTCCTGCTGAGTGTACTTGAGTATACAGTTTGTTCATATGATCAGCTAATCCTAACTCATTATATGCTACTCCGCTACATTCGTATCGTGTTCCTTGTCCAGATACCGTCATGTCTACATTAGTAATCATCATTGGCAAAAATATAGGTGCTATATCGCCTGACATAGAACCGCCGAAACTTTCAGCAAACCCAGAAAATTCAATTTTTAAGCAAAATGGTGCTGTAAAATAGTTGTCGTATCCTTTACCGTTATTTGCTTCCTTTGCACCAACAACTAACGATTGTATAAAGTTTCCCATAGAATAAGGTTCAGTAACAACAAAACTAAAAGTTGTTCCTAGTGTTGCTCCTGTTTTGGGATTAGGTGCTACTACACCATCATAAGTTAATTCGTCAATAAAATATTCTGCGTGTGGAGATAAACTATTACTTGATATTTCAGCTTCTGTTTGTACACGTTTTCCTAAATTGCCTCCTGTAGATTTTATAATATAATTTGAAAATCCTACACTTCTATATGTTTCCGGATTGTTGTATTCTTGGTTACTTAAAATACCTAATGTAATTTTATAATTATATGATGCAAATTCTCTAAGAGGGTTTGGTATGTTACTAGAACTAGCCCCTATCTTAGTTAAAGGATCTCTTATATCTATTCCAAGATTTTTTATAAACGAATCAAATGCATTTAGCTCTGATAAATTAGATACTAGTGTGCGTAATTCTTCAAATCTTCCACCTGAAGCATCAAATATTTCTCCAGCAGTCCTTTCTAATACTCTAATAGGATTGTCGAAAATTCCTAATTGAGGTCCTATGTTTCCTGATAGTACATTACTTAATGCATCCGAAGCATTAGCTAATCCTGATAACCCAGCCGCAGATGAAATATCAGACACTAAACCTAATGCACTACTAAGACCGGTGCCGCCAAGTGCTTTATTAGCTAAACTTCCGCCAAAGCCACTTATAGAATTAATTGCAGAGTTTGTACTAGCTTGCGTAAGTGCAGAGCTAAATGCTGAACTAGCTTGTGATCCACTAGACGCAGAATTAAATGCACTAGTAACAGTCTTCACTGCACTTACTGCACTAGCGGCATTTGATATTTTTTTAAAAAATGAAGCCATTAAGTTATACCTAAAGTTTCACGCAGATAAGTCCCTTGTGGCAAATAAATTTTTGTTCCTGCTACAAAATCAAAAACAGGATCTTTCAAAACATCTAAGTTTCTCTGTGCAAATACCCACCATAGTTCTTTACGGCCGTATAAATCATGTGCAAGTAAATCAGGACGAAATGTATAAGCAGGAAGTATTTCGTATAAAATATCATCTCCGGCTACAGGAATAGATCTTGGTTTGAGTATGTCAAGATATCCTGCACTGTTAATTGGAGTCTTACCATATGGACTAAGTTGCTTTGACATTATACAAATCCCTCTAGACCGTTAACAAAATCACCTTTAGTAAATTGTTGTAAATTAAATCTTGCTGTAGACCTTCTTGAGTATGTTGGCATTACTGTAACTGTAAACTGACTCTGCGTAGGTACCATATTTTTATGTCCATCTACAAAGCATTCCATATAATCAACATCTGCTGGCAAGTCAGTAGTAAAATTTTGTACTACTATAGGAATATTATTTAATACATGTGGACCGTATCCTGATAATCTACATATAGGTGGAGGATTACCTTGAGGATTACTATCTCCATAATACATTTTTGTTACTGCTCTTAAAAAATGTAAAACTGCTACCCAGTATTTTGCATCGTCTTGATTTTCAACAAAAAATTCACCAGTAATTGTAATATTATCTACTTGGCTATTTTCATAAGCATTGTAAGGATAATTAGAATGTGTAGGAGCAATCTGAGAATAATTTGCACTATGTCCTAATAGTATTGTTGGGTTAAAGGGGAATATCATTCTTCCAACTGAATCTCCACCAAAAAATAAAGGAGCTAAGATAGAGCCCGTTTGTAAATCATTAGGTACACTAATACCTACTCTCCAGTCATCTGTAGATGTATTTGAAATGTTATTAGAAAGTATAGCCCTAACTATGCCGCCGGCAACTGCTCCTGCTCCAGGGCCAACTCCTTGAGTAGCATTACCAAACATCCTTAGTGCTGAACCTAAATTACTAGCATCTCCAGTATTTAAAAAAGTGGATGCGGCGCTTACTACTCCTGCACCTGCACTTACTCTATCTGCGATATTAGCTACTTTACTAAGTTTGCTATTACCTAAGCCGCCTGTAAAGGCACCAATGGTTCTAACTGTAGTTGAAACATCATTAGCTGCCGACCTAACACTATTAGTGAGCTGATTGAATCCTTTAAGTAAACTCATTATTTTTAAATCTCCACTAGTATTTAGTTGACAAAGTTAACAGAGTAGTTTATAATAGTATATATACTATAAGCCTGGAGCCCACATGAGAAAAAAGAATTACCTAAACAACAAAGATATTTTAGCAGAAATACATAAATCTAAAAATACATTTAATAGCTATACAGATCCACAGCATGCTAACTATGATATTATATTACCTGATGTAGATAAGATTAATATTCGTACTATTGCAGAAGCTAAACGCAATAAAGCAAAAAAACTGAGTACGCTAGCTTATGAAACTAGAAAAATGGCAGGTGAAAAAGTAAAACAAGCTGAATGCGAAGTAAAGTATACAACTATTACCAAAGAAGAGCTTATTTTCCGAGTTATGACGTTTGACCACATACCTGACGAACCTGGACGCAAAAAAACTCCAAAAACAATAGCTGATACAAAGGAAAAGTTAAATTTTCCACCTTTTGTACATTACAAATTTGATGATGAAGGCAATTTACAAGTAGTCGGAAGAAGTCATTGGATTGGAGGCATGGAAAACGGACACTATTCTAAGTCACATGGCAAGGCTACAGATAATTTAGCTATGATGTGGATTAAATTATGTGAAAGATATGCCACAAGAGGCAATGTTCGTGGCTATACTTACAATGACGAAATGCGAGGTCAAGCTATTTTACAATTAACACAAATTGGATTGCAGTTTGACGAGTCAAAAAGTCAAAATCCATTTGCATATTATACTGCGGCTGTAACAAATTCATTCGTGCGTGTTATTAATATAGAAAAACGTAATCAAAACATAAGAGATGATATCTTAGAAATGAATGACCTTAATCCTAGCTATACTAGACAGCATGCAGGCGAATGGGAAGCTAGTGTTAAACGCAATGAAGATGCTTCAACTAGTGTATTCAACGATAAATCAACTTCAAAATAGAGGTTGACAGGCGTATAAAAATACTATATAATGTTACTATAGAATTGGAGTATACTGAATTTGTTTAAAAAAGCAGCAGTCTTTACTGACATTCACTTTGGCTTAAAAGGGAATAGTCGTGTACACAACGACGATTGTGAAGATTTTATTGATTGGTACATCCAAACTGCTAAAGATAATGGTTGTGAGACCGGAATCTTTTGTGGAGATTGGCATCATAATAGAAATTCATTAAATTTAACAACAATGGACGCAACTATTCGTTCAATGGAGAAATTAGGTTCAGCATTTGAACAATTTTTCTTCTTTGACGGCAATCACGACTTATATTACAAAGATAAACGTGATGTTAATAGTACAGCATTTGCAAAGCACATTCCAGGTATTACATTTTTAGATGAAATAACTGTAGTAGACGATGTTGCTATTGTCCCTTGGTTAGTAGGTGATGAATATAAGAAAATTGGTGATATTAAAGCAAAATATCTATTTGGACATTTTGAATTGCCTAGTTTTTATATGAATGCACTTGTAAGAATGCCAGATCATGGTGATCTTAAAGTAGAACATTTTAAACATCAGGACTATGTGTTCAGTGGACATTTCCACAAGCGTCAACATCAAGGAAAAATTAATTATATTGGAAATGCTTTTCCGCACAATTATGCAGATGCAGGTGATGATGCAAGAGGTATGATGATACTAGATAGAGAGAATAATCAAGAGCCTGAATATATTAATTGGCCTGATTGTCCAAAGTATCGTACCTATGGCCTAAGACAGCTATTAGAAAACACTGAAGAATTAATAAAACCTAAAATGTATCTGCGTGTAACTATTGATGTTCCAATATCATACGAAGAAGCAAGCTTTATTAAAGAAACATTTGTAAAAGATTACAATTGTAGAGAGTTAACACTAATTCCACAAAAGCAAATTGAAGAAATGTCAACAGATTTAGATATTTCAGCATTTGTTAGTGTAGATCAAATAGTAGCCGGTGAAATTGCAGAACTAGATACTGTAGATTTTGACAAAGTAACCCTTATGGACATTTATAACGGACTCGAATGATAAAAATTAAAGACCTAACAGTTAAAAACTTCATGAGTGTGGGTAATCAAACCCAGGCCGTAGACTTTGATCAGCAACAACTTACGCTTGTACTAGGTGAAAACTTAGATCAGGGTGGAGACGATAGTGGATCACGTAATGGTACAGGTAAAACTACTATTATTAATGCATTAAGCTATGCATTATACGGTTTAGCACTAACTAACATCAAACGTAACAACCTTATTAACAAAACTAACGGCAAAGGCATGGTAGTTACCCTGCAATTTGAAAAGAATGCTACAGCCTACCGTGTTGAGCGTGGTAGAGGTCCTAATTTCCTTAAATTCTATGTTAACGATCAAGAACAAGAACTAATTGACGAGTCGCAAGGCGATTCACGTAAAACACAAGAAACAATTAATGAATTACTAGGTATGAGTCATGATATGTTCAAACATATTGTAGCACTAAACACATATACCGAACCATTTTTAAGTATGCGTACTAATGATCAACGTGCTATCATTGAACAACTACTTGGTATTACTATATTAACTGAAAAATCTACCTCTCTTAAAGATAAAATTAAAGAAACTAAGGATTCTATTGTACAAGAGACACTAAAGATAGAAGCAATTGAAACGTCTAATGATAAAATTAAAGCAAGCATTGAACAACTAGCACAAAGACAACGTGCTTGGACTGCAAAGCATAGAAAAGACTGTGAAAATCTTAGCAATGCAATAGATGAGCTAGAACATTTAGATATTGAAACAGAACTAGAACTACACGAAAAATTAGCTAACTGGACTGAGCATAACAACACTATTTTGGCTCTTAAAAAAGAATTAAGCACACTTGAGCCAGCACTATTACGTGCTGACAAGTCTGTAGATAAGGCTACTAAAGATATCGCAGGATTAGATAATGCGATATGTTATGCATGCGATCAACCACTAGGTGAAGAGAAAAAACAAGAGATATTAGCTACAAAAACTAAAGAATTAGAAGATGCTACAGCATATCAACTAGAAATTAGTACTAAATGCACCGACGTTGTTACTGCACTAGACGAAATAGGTGACATTAATGGAAAACCTACTACATTTTATGATACTGCTAAAGAAGCATATGAACATAGAAGCAATGTAGAGAACTTAAAGAGTAGTTTAGCTAGGACTGAATCTGAAGATGACCCATATGAGATACAAATTAATGATTTAAATGAAACAGCTATACAAGAAGTTAATTGGAATGCTGTTAACGACCTAGTTAGCTACAAAGATCACCAAGAGTTCTTAATGAAGTTACTAACGAATAAAGATAGTTTTATTCGTAAGAAGATTATCGATCAAAACTTAGCATATCTAAACAATAGACTTACATATTATTTAGATAAGATTGGATTGCCACACCAAGTCGTATTCCAAAACGACTTAACTGTTGAAATTACACAGCTAGGACAAGATTTAGACTTTGATAACTTGAGTAGAGGTGAGCGTAACAGGCTTATACTTGGGTTGAGCTTTGCATTTAGAGATGTTTGGGAAAGTTTATATCAAAATATTAATTTATTGTTCATTGACGAGCTTATTGATAGCGGTATGGACACAGCTGGTGTAGAAAATTCACTAGCAGTACTAAAAAAGATGGGTAGAGAGCGTGAAAAGAACATTTATCTTATC